CTGATACTAGTATGGCTAATCAAATTAATGAGGCTTATGATGCTAGTTTAGGTGCTTTTTTAGGTGCTAATAGAACTAAATTAGAGCTAGGAGATGTTAGTGTTAGTACTTTCTTTGCTGGTACTCCATACGTACATGAAGCTAGAACAGTAGTAGAGGATATTAGTGGTATGGGTTTAAATGAAATTACTGATATAAATTTACTATAATATGGCAGCTCCAGTAAGCGTAAATAGTTTTAGTGCTAATCCTACTCCAGGAAATAACTTTTATCAGTTTAGTTACAATGTTGCTGCTGGTAGTGATAGGCTTTTAGTTATTCAATTAACAATGGCTAATACTGTTGGTTATTCAGGATGTACGTATGATGGAGTTGCTATGACTCAATTACATAGTACTAATAGAGGAGGTTTAAGTCAGCGTATGGCTTTCTTTTATCTTCTTAATCCTAATACGGGAAACAACACTTTAAGAATTAATTTTGGTGGTAATCAATGGAATCCTATTTCTATTCATGCTAGAAACTTTACAGGAAGTTCGGGAATTGGTAATGAAGGTAGAACAGGAGCACAAACAACTCCTAATACTCAGACTTTAACTGTATCAGATGATAGTAGAATAATGGCTACAGCTTGTTCTATAAACGCTATTAGCACTATTCAAATACCTCAAGGAAGTAATAGAAGCTTTGCTACTCATAATACCAATAGACAAGTAGGTACAGGAGCTATTTCTGCTGCTGCTGGTTTTAGTGCTGGTACTTATAATATTAGAACTACCTCAACTTTTGGAAGTGTTACTAATGATAGGGTAGAGATATTAGGTTTAAGCGCTCCTCCTCCAGCTTCAGGTGATGGAGACTTTTTTATGATAATGTAATATGGCAAAATATAAAGATATTATTGACGAATTTAAAACCGTTGCGGATGCGTTCGCTTCGGTTAATTATTTTGTATATGATAGAGTAAGTAGGATAAATGGAAGTTTACAAGATAAAGCCTATCCGCTTATTTTAATTAATTCTACTCCTAACTATGAAAGAGGTGATAATAACAATAGTTTTTTACCTCGTAACAAGCGATTTACGCTTAATATATTTTGTTATGGGGATTATAACACAGCAGAGAGAAAGGTTAAAAGCTTACAAGAAAAGCAAGGTGAGATAGATAACATACTAGATCAGTATATAGCTGAAATTATTAATCGTAATATTAGCGGCGCTAATGGTTTTAGTATTGTTAATAATACTGCTTTAGCTGGTTTTTTAGCTCATGACGTACATAATGATAAATTAGTACAGTCTACTTATACTATGACTGTAGAGCTAGACTCAGACTGTATAACTGGTACATTTACTTATTAATGATAAACTATACAAACATAGGTAACTTCATTATAAGAGCCTTACAGATGGAGCTAATAGAGCAAGGTCATAAGGCTACTGGTAACCTTGTTAATAGCTTTGAGCAAAGAGTTTTAGAGTTACCTAATTCGTTAGTATTAGAGATATTAATGGATGATTATGGTACTTATGTTGATACGGGTAGGAGACCTAATGCAAAAAAAGTACCTATAGATGTATTGATAAACTGGATAGAGCGTAAGGCTATTGTAAATGGAGATAAGGAGGTAAAGAGTTTAGCTTTTGCTATTCAGCAGACAATATACAAAGAGGGTAGCCCTACTAAAGGTAGTTTTAGATTTAGTAATAATGGTAGAAGAAAGGGTTTTATTGACTTTGTTATAGAGAATAAATTAAACTATGTTTTTACTGAGTTAGAAAAGCAAGTTTTTGAAGGATATGACGCAGCAATAGCCACAATAGTTAAGGATTTTAATAATAAAGCATAATGGCAATTACTTTAATAGATGTACCAGATAGATTAAATTTAGCGTATAGACCTATGGTTTATAAATGGTCTAGTAATGCTTCAGATTTACAATACTGTATAATAGAAGTGTTAAATGATGGAACTAGAATAGCAGCTAAAAGCGTACAATTTGATATAGGAAGTACTACTGATTTTACAGTTAATATAAGTGATATAATTCAAGATAATATAGGTTTTGAATTAAAGACTTTAGGCTCTACAGGCGTAATTGAGCCTACTAATAACAGTGGTAGGATGGAAAATATTACTGTTAAGGTTTATGAGGTAGTTTTAACTGGTGGTTTAATAGTTACTGCTTATGACCCTGATGACAGTAATAATACTAGTTATGATTTTTGGATAGGAGGTTTAACAAACTCTAATAACTCTGTTAATGCTTATAATTGGACATTAAGTCATTATGATTATAGTAATTATAGTATGAGTGCTTCTAATGTATCAGATTATCAATTAACTGCTGCTGATAGAAAGTTTTTAAATGATGCACCATTAACTAAAAGAATAGAGTTAGGAGCTAGTGAGTATTTAGGGCTTTTAAACGGTTATAATGGTCCTGTAACTTTTGATTTTAAACTAGAGGTATTGACTTATAATTCTAGTGATGCTTTGTTAAATACTGATTATATAAATGTTACTGAGTGGAATAATAACTATTCTGGTGCTGATTACATACAAGAAACTTATTTATCTATTGGTGTTGGTACTTCTAACCTAATAAATGAGGGTATAAGCTTAACTAATGTAGCGTATTATACTGTTCAATTAAAAGAGGGTTCAAATGTAGCTTCTGAGTTAAGAAGATTTAATATAGTTCATGGTTGTGATGGTGATGTTAGAGTACATTGGGCTAATAAGTTTGGTAAACAAGATTCTTACACGTTTAAAGGCAATAAAATAGAGTCTTTAACACATAACTCTAAAACATATACTAAAGCAATAGGTAATACTTACAGCAGTGAAAAAAGAGGTGTTAGTGTTATAGAGAATATATCTAATAGTACTTTTGAGATATTTACAGATAGTATAAGCTTTGAAGATTATGAGTTTTTATCTACCATGTTAATTAATAAAATGGCATGGATTGAAGAAAATAGTAAATATTATCCTATTATTATAGAGGATGGTACGAAGCTAATTAGAAATGAAAAAAACGTTCCTATTCAATTTAAATTAGTTTACAGCTTTGCTAACGCTACAAAAGGACTAAGAGGATGAATGAAGTTATTATAAGAATATTAGATAGTACTAATAATGTACTAGGTGATCTTGATTTAGAAAACTTTAATGACTTCCCATTAGTTATTACTAAGGGTATTGTAAATCTTGATAATCTTAAATCTAGAACAGGTACTTATACTAAAACATTTAAAGTACCTAACACTAAAAATAACTCTGTTTTATTATCTAATGTAGACGATATAAATAGCAGAAAGGATTTTAGAGATGCTTTAGGTCGTAAACCATGTATTATTATGGTTAACGGTAATCAAGTTGAAAAAGGTTTTGTCCAGGTTAGTAGAGTCTATAATGGTTTTGAGGTAGATAGTTTTGAGTTAGTATTTTTTGGTAATAATATTGATTGGGTTAAACAAGCAGCAGAACTAAAACTTAATAGCTTAACAACTTATGCAAATAATGCACAAGTATATAATGTAGATGGTATTAGAGCTGGTAATTTTGGAAGTTATCCAACTTACGACCATTGCTATCCATATATATCGAGAGGAGGTCAGAGTCCTAATAATGATACTCAGGTAGAAGATTACTACCCATGCTTTTATTTAAAAGGATTATTAGAAAGAGGTTTAAATAGCTTAGGGTATAAGATTAGTAGTACTTTTTTAGATGATGCTGATATAAAGAAGTTAGCTTGTGATTTAAATGGAGATATGAGGGTATCTCAAAGTGTAGTAGATCAATCTAAAACTAGAGCTAGTTTAACTTCTAATGTAGCTACTACTGGTAATGGTAGATTTATTTTTGATGATGATAGTACTCCTCCTAATGAAGATACTAATGGAAATTACAATACAGGTACAGGATATTATACAGTACCTTCTACTGGTAGATATGTATTTACTATTGATGTTACTTTTGGTAATTTCACTTTATGGGGTAGTAGAGATGATTTACAACTAGAGATAACTGTTATAGATCAGTTTTCTTTTGTAAAAGGCGCTCAAACTAAAATAACTCAAATAGATGATACCTCAATAGATTATACTGTTACTTATGAAATATCAGTACCGTTAGTAGCTGGAGAAGTTATAGGTATAGGGTATAATTGGGTTCAAGTATTTAGTGAGGGATTTAGTTTTAAAAGCGGTACTTTTTTTAAGGCACAAAGGAGCTACGAATTAAAAGAAGGTGATAGCTTTAATTTAAACGAAGTTATACCAGATGATATAAAGTTATTAGATGTTATTAATGACTTTACTAGGATGTTTAATATTTATTATTGGACTGACATCAAAACTAAAACTATATACTTAGAGCCTAGAGATACTTTTTTTAAGGCTACTACAGAGGCTTTAGACTGGTCTAATAAATTAGATTTAGGTAATAAGTATGAAATAGATTATGTAAGCTCTTATAAGCGAGATATAAAGTTTTCTTATAGAGATTTAAATAATGATGAATGGCTAAAAGGATGGCAAAATACAAATAAGAGGACTTATGGAGCTTATAGCCATGTATTACCTGAAAGATTTGGAGAGGGTACTACAGAAATAAAACTAGATTTATTTAGTGCTAGTTATGCTCATATAGCTACAGAGGCTACTCCGTTAAATGAGAGACCGTATACTACTTTAAAATACTGGAATGAGTACTTAACAGATGGCTCTATACCTGATGAAAGGATAAACGGGTATAATTCTAGAATATTCTTTTTTCAGTATGCTGAACAGTATGAGTTAAATGGAGATCGTAGGACCTACTCAATAAACGGTAGAACTTCTAACTTTATACCTTATGGGATATTTGAGGACTATAATAATACTGAAGCTCCTCAAAATTTAAGTTTTACAAGTGGTACTAGAGAGGATGGTAGTGCTAATCCTGGTTTATTTGAAAGGTACTATTCTAAGATGTTAAAAAACATTGAAGAGGGAGGTAGATTAATAGCTTATTTTAATTTAAGTAGTACTGATTTTGATAATTTAGATTTTAGAAAACTGGTATATATTAATGCACCAGCACAAGCTAAAGGATACTATTTAATTGAAAGTGTAGAGGACTATAACCCTATAGATAATAAATTAACTAAAGTAAGTTTATTCAAGTTTGAGAATTTAGGTAGTGTAGATATAGATGGCTCTCAAGAAGGTAATAATAATAGTGATGATGATAACGCTTTAGAAGAAACATTAGAGCCTATATTTATAGAGGATGGTGCTTTTCTTATTGAGGTATGGAATGAAAACGCTGACGGTACAGGTTATAAACAAGTATTTAAGTAATAATTATGGCAAAAACTATAGCAATAAAAGTAGATTTACAAGGAACTGAAGCGCAGCAAAAGAAATTAGCTAAGCTAGAAGCTGAGGTTAAAAAGTTAACTCTTAGAAGAACTGAGCTTAATAAAGCTTTAAAAAACGGTACTATATCACTTAACCAGTATGGTAAAGAAATAGCTAAGATAAACACTAAGCTAAAAGCTAATAGACGTGAAATGTTAGTTACTAGGGAGAATATCTTAGGGCTAGATAGTTTTACTAAAAAACTAGGTAAAAGCTTTGCTAGATTAGGTACTTCTATTGCTGGTGCTTTTGTTGGTATTTTTGCTATACAAAAGTTTTTTCAAGTAATAAGTGATGGAGTAAAAACTGTAGCGGAATTTGAGCAGCAGATGGCTAACGTAAAGGCTATTACTGGTGCTACTGCTGAGGAATTTGCTAAACTAGAAAAGTCTGCAAAAGAGTTAGGAGCTTCTACACAATTTACAGCGTCAGAAGTTGGAAAACTACAAGAGGAATACGCTAAACTAGGTTTTAGTACTCAACAAATATTAGACGCTTCAGAGGCTACTTTAGAACTTGCTACGGCTACAGGTTCAGACTTAGCACAGTCTGCTAAGGTTGCTGCTGCTACTATTAATGGTTTTAGATTAGAGGCTAAAGATACTCAAAGAATAGTAGATGTTATGGCTAAGTCATTTACCTCATCTGCTTTGGACTTAAATAAGTTTGAGGTAGCTATGAGTGCTGTAGCTCCAGTTGCTGCTACTGTTGGAATGACGTTAGAAGAAACTACAGCTAGTTTAGGTGTTTTAGTTGATGCTGGTTTTGATGCTTCTACTGCTGGTACTGCTTTACGTAATATTTTATTAGATACTCAAAAGGCTGGTATTAGTGTTAGTGAGGCTTTTAATCAAATTAAAGCGAGTGCAGACCCATCTAGTAAGGCTCTTGATTTATTCGGTAAAAGGGGTGCGGCTGTTGCGATTACATTAGCTAATAGCACTGATAAAACAGCAAACTTTACTAGAGAGCTTAAAAATGCTCAGGGTGCTGCTGAAGCCATGGCTAAAATAGTAGGAGATACTTTAGAAGGTGATGTTAAGAGGCTTAATTCAGCATGGGAAGGGCTTGTATTAAACTTAGGTGAAAATGGAGAAGGTTTATTTAGAGATATAGTACAGGGTGCTACTGATTTAATAACTACATTAGGAGATTTAACTAAAAACATACACGCTGAATCAGACGCTATGCAAGAGCAAGGAATTAGAGTAAATGCTTTAGCTAGTAGAATTGTAAAACTAAAAGAAGGTGATGAAGAAAGGTTAAAACTTTTAAACGAGTTAAATATATTAAACCCTGAGCTATTAAAGGGTCAAGACTTACAGAAAGTTAGTAATGACCAATTAACGCTAAGTTTAAAAAAGAGTAATCAAGAATTAATTAAAAATATCATCTTAAAAAGAGAGCAAGAAGAGTTAGCAGAACAAGCTGCTGAAGTTGCTGAAATTGAAAGAGATAAATTAAAAGACGAAATTAAGGCTCAAGAGTTATTAGGTCAGATAAGACTAAAAGCATTAACTAGTATCGAGCTTGCTAACCAAAGAGGTAAAGATACTGAAGTAACTAAAACTAGAAGGGCTCAATTAGCTATACTTGAGCAAACTAATTTAACATGGCAAGAACAGGCGCAGCTATTAGCAGACGTTAATCAAGCCAGTTTTAGAAGTGAAGAAGTAGCAGAACTATTTGCTCTTAGAAGAAGCACTAGAAGACTTAACGAAGATTTAAAAGAAGAGGGTGATATTTTAGCGGAAATTGAAAAAAGAGCTGAAGCTTTAGAAAAGAGGTTTGGTACTAACACTAAAGAGACTGAGGAGAACACAGAAGAGGTTAAGAAAAACAATGCAGCTAATACTAAACGTGTTGAAATATTAGAAGATATTAACCAAGAGTTAGAAGAGATTGAAGACCCTTTAGATAGCCCTGAGTTTAATGAGGATGACTACAAAAAAGCGTCTAAAGATAGATTTGATTTTTTACTAAAGGATAGTGAAAAACTAGGTGAATTAAGAGACAAAGAACAGGAAAAAGAAGTATCTCAATTTGCTGAAACTGCTAATGAAAAATTACAATTAGAAGTTGAGTTTGATAAACAGTTAAGAGATCAAAAAATAGCACTAGCAGAACAAACTGCTAACGCTTTAATAAATGTTAGTAATAGACGTGTAGAGCGTCAAAAAACACTTGAACTAGCTGCTTTAGATGCTCAGTTAGAACAAGGCTTAATATCTCAAGAGGACTTTGAAAAGAAAAGAGAAGAGATAGAGCGAAAAGCATTTAATAAGCAAAAGAGGTTAGAAATTGCACAGATAGCTATTAGTTTAGCTAGAGAAATAGCTTCTATTAATGCTAACGCTGCTGCTAACCCTGCTAACGCTGTTACTTTTGGCGCTGCTGGTATTTCTCAAGCGTCTGTATTAACTGGTTTAGCTGTTGCTAGGTCTGCTGTACAGGCTGGTATTGTAGCCTCTCAGAGATTTGCTGAAGGTGGATATACTGGTGATGGTTATGGCTCTCCAGATAGTACAGGATTTAAACAAGCTGGTGTTGTTCATGAAGGTGAATATGTAGTACCTAAACACGTATTAGAGTCTCAAAGAGGAGGTCAATTAGTAGGAGCTTTAGAGTCTATGAGAATGAATAAACCTACTCCATTATCTAGTATTGGTTTTGCTAATGGTGGATTTACTAGCGGTAATTTTGGCATGGATTTAACGGATATGGAAAACAGAATTTCTAAGGCTGTTATAAGTTCAATAGGTGCTATTAAGGTGCAAAATGTTGCAACGGATACCACTACAGAAAGTATAAAAGTTAATAATATTCAGTCAGAGGCTACTTTCGGATAATAGTAAATAGTTAATATAATTTAGGGCAAGATGTAAAAGTTTTGCCCTTTTTTTTTGTTTGAATTATTAACAATATTATGTTAAATAGAAGGGGCTTCTAAGCCCCTTACAAGGGGCTAAGGATAAAGATAAAGATAAAGATATATATAGATATATATTATAGACAATGTCTAAAACAAAATTTTAATCTAAAAAAAAAATTAAATTTGTCTTATGTGGTTAACTAACCTTTTCGGAAAACTAAAAAATATTAGTAGCGATTTATCTACTGAATTAACTAAATCTCTTAGATTACGTTTATGCAGTAAATGCCCTCAAAAAAGAAATAACTTTAGATACTTATTCGTGTTTAAAAAAAGAGGAGTAGCTCAGTGCAAAATTTGTAAATGTGCTTTAGCTGATAAAGTGATATGGCAAGATGAAAAATGTCCTCTAGGAAAATGGTAGACTTTAATCCAGAAGAAAATATTAAAAACTTAGACCAGGAAACTAAGCAACTTATAAAAGATGCTGTAAGTAAAACTTACGCTAAACTTATGCCTAATAGTAAAAGTTTAGATTACCTTATACAGAAATTTAAAGAATTAATAGAGCCTAATTTTCAAGTATCATGTGGAAAATGCCGTCAAAGAGTGATAAACTTCTTCCATCAGAGATCAAAGAGCTGGTAGATGTTTTAGAAAAAACGCTTTACAGTTATGTTGATAATGCTGTAGATGGTAAACATGCAGCTACAATACTCTTAGAGGCTGGATTAATAGACGAAAAGGCAGTAAGAAACATTTCCATAATCAAAGATTACTACTTAATGCGAAATAATCCGTTAAATAAAATGAGAGATATTTACTATAATTTATCAGTAAAGTATGATGTATCTGTAGTCTTAATTCAAAAAATCATCTTAGATAAAAAATAAATGTTATATTTGATTAACAGCTTTTCTTAGCAATTTGTAACAACGGTTTAGAGGACTATTACAGTCCTCTTTTTTTTTATATAATTTTTTTATATATCTATTAAATAATTAATAACTAATGTTGTAATGATGAATTGGTATTCTATAAATAATTCTATTGAGAATAAGCTATCAATAGCTATAGACGAAGAGATAGGTTCTTTTGGTATAGACGCTAAGAGTTTTATCGATGAGGTTAAAAGCTCAGGATATAAAGAGATTGAATTAACTGTAAATAGTGGAGGTGGCTCTGTATTTGATGCACTTGCTATTTATGACTTTCTTAAAAACTCTACTTTTAGTGTTAATGTAAAAATAGAAGGTTTAGCAGCTAGTGCAGCGACTATAATAGCTTTATCTGGTGATAAGTTACCTGTAATGACTGAGAACAGTTTTTTCATGATTCATAACGCATGGATGCCCGTAGTATCTATGTCAGGTATGAACAGCGATGAGATCAGAGAATATACAGAGGAGCTAGAGAAACAAGCTGAGTTAATGGATAAGATTAATTTAAAACTTGCTAAAATCTATTCTAATGCTACAGGATTAGAACTATCGAAAGTTCAGTCTATGATGGATGATGAGACCTGGTTAACTGCTGAGGAGGCTAAAGAGTATAATTTTATTAGTGAAATAGAAGGAGCTTTAGCGATTGCTGCTTATGCATCACCTAAAGAGTTAGCTAAGAAAGGGTATGAAAAAGTACCCTCTAATTATGTAAATCAATTAAATAACGTGAATATGTCTGAAAACAAAGAAGGTCTATTAGACCAGTTAAAGGCTTATGTTGCTGATTTGTTAGCTCCTAAAGCTGAAGCAGTAGAAGAAGTAGAAGAAACTGTTGAGGAGACTCAAGAGGTAGAAGCTACTGTAGAGGCTACTGAAGAAGTTAGTGAGGAGGTTACTGAAGATGTAACAGAACAGCCTAATGATTCAGTAGATATGGAAGCTATCAAAGCAGAATTGATGGCAGAAATTAAAGCTGAAGTATCTGCAAAAGAAGAGGCTCATGCTTCTGAATTAGCAGAATTAAGAAAAGAATTGGATAAAGCTAAAGCATCCAGAAAGCCACTAGAGGCTAAAGAGGATGTATCTAACCCTGAAGCTAAAGTTGAAGAGGTTGATGAGTTAGGTGCTGCTATCCTTAATATTTTAAAATCTTCATATAAAGCTTAATTAAATTTTTTATAAAAATGGCAAATTTTATTACACAATCAATTTCTTCTACTTACGCTGGACAGGAATTTACAGAAATCCTATTTGCACCTCAAGAGGGTAGCTCGGATTTATCAGGGATTAGAGTTATCCCTAACATTAAAGTTAAGGCTAATATGTACCTTAACTCATCTCTTACGAAAATCGTAAGAAAGTACTCAACTTGTGGTTTTTCTGCTACTGGAGGAGTTACTAACGTATCTGATAGAACTTTAGAAGTTGCAAAACTTAAAGTAAACTTAGAGGAGTGTGGTGATGCTTTTTACGGTACTATCTTCGAAGAGTTTTACGGTTCTGGTACTGACATTGATGATCTTACTGATACTGTAGTAGGTGAAGTTGCTAGAAAAAGAGTAGCTGAGGCTATCGCTGATGACAATGGACGTATGGCATGGTTCGCTGCTTCTACTGCTGCATCTTCTGACTATAACCAGTTTGACGGTTTTGTACAGTTATTTGTAGATGATTCAGCTTCTTTAGGACAGTATGTTGAAATGACTACTATCGCTGGTGTTGAAGATACTAATGGAGATTTAGTAGCTGATGGAGCTTACGAGCTTTTAAAATCTGCTTACGAAAATCAAACTAAAGTATTGAGACAAATGCCTAACGCTTCTAAGTCTTTTAGAGTTACTGCTACTATCGTAGATAACTTAATGACTACTTACGAGCAATTAGGTACTGGTAATGCTTTAGGACTTCAATTATTACAAGATGGACAGTCTCTAACTTTTAGAGGTATTCCTGTTGTAGAGGTTACTGGATGGGATACTCAGTTAGCTGATGCTGCTAACCCTAACTCTCAGACTTTAGGAATTGACATAGGTAAGAATATGATGGTATACACTGTAGATGATAACTTAGTTATCGGTACTGATGTTGCTGATGCTGGTTCTCAGTTGAAATTTAGAAGTAATGACGATGACGATGAGTTATTGAAAATTATCGCTAAGTACAAAATGGGTGCTCAGTTTGTATTCGGAGAATTAATTTCTTTCTACTACTAAGATATAAAGCCCCTCTTTAATGGGGGGCATTTTTTTAACTCATTAAATTAATTAAAATGGCAGAAATTTCAACTGATATTTTACTAGCATGTAACGATGAAAATAGACGCGGAGGTATTAAGCGCGTATTCGTTATTAATAAAGATGATATTACTAGTTTCACTGCCTCTACTGATAACCATTCATATACAGCTGTAACGCTTAGCACTACAGATGATGTATGGTATGAAATCGAAGGAGAGCTAGAAACTAAGTCATACTCTTCAGAAGGTTCAAGAGAAAACGGTTCTATTTCTTATGAAACTTCTTTAGAATTATTTGCTCCAAAAATGGAGAAAGTTAAAGCAAAAGGTATTAACTCGTATGTTGAGTCATGTGGTTTAGTTGTAATCTTTGAAACTTACAACAAAGAAACTAATGATAATAAAGCTTTTGTATTAGGATATGATGAAATCATGGGTACTGATGCTCATGTAGATGCTATCGCTAATGAAGTTTTAGAGGCTGAGGTGCAAGGTCAGAACGGTTATACTGTTACTTTTGCTGGAAAACAAGCACAGCCAGTACGTGAATTTGTTGGTTCTATTGATACTAGCGGTTCTGGTACTGTATCTTTCGGTGCATAATTTAGTTTATGATTGGATAGTTGCATAGTCAACATTGGGGAGCTTAGCTCCCCTTTTTTATTTATATTAGATTTAAACTACATTGAATATTTTTTTTATATTTGATTTTATGAAAAAATTTATTATAGAGCCTTCTTTTATAGGTAAAAAAATAACTGGTTCAGTAGGTGTAGTTATTCTTACTGAGAAAACTAGCCAAAAAGACTTAAAAAAGTTGTATAGTGCTGGATTTACAAATGTTGTTAAAATAGAAGAGGTTAAAGATGAGCCAAAAGAAGATAAATAGTATAAAAGCTACTAGTGTTAAGTCAGACCCTATAACTACTCCTATAATAAAAAAGGAGAAAGAGCCTAACCAGAATATAGAGCAAAAATGGGTGCCGTTTTTCCAGGACTCTGATAATATATATGTAAATGATTTAGCTAAACGAGCTAGAAGATCATCTACTCATAGTAGTATAATAAATCAAAAAATTACTTTTATTAAGGGTAAGAAGTTTACTTTTATGGTAGACGGTGAGCCTGTAGAGTATAGTGATTTACCTAATGATTTTAAGGAGTGGTGTAATGAGGTTAATCCTGAAGGGCAGTCTTTATATGATGTTTTTTGTGAGTGGATACAGTCTTATGTTATTACTGGTAATTACTACCCTCATGTTAAAAAAAGCGGTGATTATACTGCTTTATATTCAGAGGATGCTACAACAGTAAGAAAGTCTAAAGACCAAAAGACGGCTTACTTATCTAACTTTTGGAGAGATATTATGCTTAGCACAGCTCCTTCAGCTGAGTTTCCTGTTACTGAAATACCTTTTTATGGTGATAGAATGAGAAACGAGTATTTAATTCATGGTATGAGAAAATACCCTGAGTTTAATTACTACGGCTTACCAGATTATGTAGGTGCTATAGATTGGATTGACATAGAATATAGAATGTCAAAATACAATATTGACAAGTTTGATAATGGCTTTTTTCCTAGTGTATTAATTCAGATGTTTGGAGAAGTGCCAGACGGTATGAATGCTCAACAGTATGTTGATAAGATTAAAGAAAAGTTTACAGGTGAGTCTAACAATGATAAATTTTTAGTAGAGCTTTTAGATAGCCCTGATCAAGCAGCAAGTATAAAAGAATTTGAAAGAGAAAGAGATGGTGAGTTTTTAGAGCTATCTCAATTAGCTGTTAAATGTATTGTTACTGCTCATAGAATTACAGGTAGTTTAGCTGGTTTAGAAACTGCTGGTAAATTAGGTAGCAATCAGCAAATAAAGGATGAATATGATAAGTTTATGAATAGTGTTATTATTCCTGATTTTCAAGAGCCTTTATTAAATATGCTTAATAAAATTATAGCTAGAGAGACTAAATGGAATAATATTAAAATAGGTATTCTAAATGTAGCTCCAGTAGGTAATGCAGATAAAATAGATGTTAATGGTGTAATTACTATTAATGAAGCTCGTAAGATGCTAGGTATGGAGGAGCTAGAGGACTTTAGAGGTAATCTATTTGTAAATGAAAACTCAGTAGGTAATATTAATGATACTGAGGATGATGAAGAAGAGGATATTTATAATTCAGTTAATAATGGTGTTTATGGTCAGACTTATGCTGACTATCCAGATTCAGCGGTAAACAATGCTAAACGAGGTATAAAGCTAAATGAGGAGGTAAATAATAGATGCGCTACAGATGTAGGAAAACAAAGAGCTCAAGATATAGCCAATAGAAGAGGTTTATCTTTTGATACTATTAAAAGAACATTTAGCTATTTATCGAGAGCAGAGGAGTACTACGATCCTAGCGATACTAAAGCATGTGGAACTATTTCTTATTTACTATGGGGAGGTAAGTCTATGAAAAGCTGGTGTAAAAGGAAAATATCCGAAATTGAAAATAATTAAATTAATTAATTAAAATGGCGTATAATACTGAAATGATGACCTCAACAGAGGTAAGTACTGAAGCTATAAATGATAATTATTTTGATACTGCTTATTTTGACAAGTATATATTAACTAGTCAGAGAAAGTACGTTAAGCCTGTTTTAGGTGTAGATTATTATGATGAGCTTTTAACACAAATAGAAGGAGCTTCTTTAACGCCTGATAATACTATTATAGTAAATAGCTTCATTAAACCTATGTTAGCTCATTACATCGTCTATGAGGTGTATTCTAAGATACATACGCAGCTAACTAATCAAGGTGCTATGGAAAACGATACAGAAATATCTAACCAGGCTAGAAGCTTTGAGTATTCACAAAGTAGAGACTTTTATATTAATAAAGCTGACTTCTGGAAAAAAGACATGATAGAATATATCAAAGAGGCTAAGGATGATGACGCTACAAAGTTTCCGTTATTTGATGACTGCGACAATCCGCCACAAGTAAATAAAAAAGGAATTATATTTTATTAAGATATGCCAATATTACATAAAAATATTACTGCTGAGACAGATATACATAATCCTAAATGGTTTAGTAATGCTAATAATGGAGATTACGCATGGAAAAACGAGCAAGGAAATTTAGAGAGTATTGATGAATTACTTTTACCAGCTGCATTAAATTTTGTAGATGGTAGTGTAGCCCCTCCTACTTCTAACGTTGGAGATATTTATGTATTATCTAGTGGAGGTAGTGTAGATGCTGGATGGGGTAGCGTTAGTCTACAAGATTGGGTAAGATATGATGGTGCTGCATGGAATAGTATAACTCCTCAAAAGAGTAGTTTATGTTATAATGAAAATTCAGATACATTACTTTCTTTTAATGGTCTTGCATGGGCTGCTATTGGTGGAGGTATTGATAATGTTACTAGTGCTGAAAAAGCTGCTTTATCTCCTAATACTGGAGATTTTGTATATGATACTGATTTAAACTCTTTACAGCGTTATGATGGTAGTAATTGGGTTGATATAGCTAAAGGTTATGGAGTTATTGAAGTTATAACAGACTCAGATAATGGAGTACCTACATATTTTACAGACTTACAAACAGCTTTAGAAACTTGTAAAACTTCAGGGAGTAATAACGTTGTAAAATTATATTCTAATATCTCACTTCCTTCACAAATTAATATAAATAGTGGTGGATCAAGCGGTATAGGTAACAATTATAATTTTGAATCATTAACAATAGATTTTAATGGCTTTGAGGTTTCTTTCGATGACGCTGGAACAGCAGACGTTTTTAGTATAGTTATAGGTGGTAACCCATCAAATAACCAAAAAATTATATTTTTAAACGGTAAAATATCAAGGATAAACGGGACAGGTACACATAGATGCATAGATATGCCTGCTACTCAATACGGTACTATAAACATGTCTAAAATGTTAATTTACTGTCAAAATTCTCAAGCTGCTAATATAGCTAACTTAATAGGTACTGAGGAGAATAATCAAAATAATGATTTTGGCGGTTCTATTTTTGTATCAGACGCTTCTAGTGGTGATACATGCGGTTTTTTAGCGGGTGATAACTTTAAAGTAATAAGTTTAGGTAATTCTAACGGGTTTAGAATAGGTACTAATAAGTGTAGAAATGTTTATGTAGAATGTAAAGGTACAGGTAATGGTATTTTAGGTAGTGGTACGTTGTATGATAGCCATGTACAAACTAATTCAGGTGATTGCATTAGTGGTACTACTAAAATCCATAATTGTAATTTAATATCAACTAGTGGTCATATAATAGATAGTGGGTCTGGTGCTGCTGAAATATATAATTCGCATGGAGAAACTGGAAACAGTAACGCATTGGATTTTGTTGCAGTTGTAGATAACTGTGTTATTATAAATAATTCATCTAGTGATACTATATTATTTCCTTCAGATCATAGAAACTCAACTTTTATAAATAAAGGAAGTGGTAAAGTGGCTAATATTAATTTTAACACTAGAATTTTTGATAATTGTATTTTAATAAGTGAGGGAGGCGTACCAGTTACAACAGCAGGGGCTTGTAATGGTGTATTTAAAAACTGTAATATTAAAAGTAATTGGAATAATGCAAGTGGTCATGCTATGACTTTAAATCACAGCTCTAATACTGTTTATGTAGCTAATTGTATTTTAGAAGTGGCTAACTCTTCAGCTAATTGTTTATATGCCGCAAGTGCTAAAACTGCTGCTGTAGGTAATTGTGGTTTTAAAGGTGCTACTACTGCTATTAATGCTAATGTAACAGTATCTTTAACTTCTGCGCCTGACGCTAACGGAAATTATGAATTATAAAATATAAAAAATGAACGCGAATATTTACGAATACGGTACAGACCCAAAAACAGGTTTAAACAGAAGATTAGTTAGAGATACGGTAACTATTCAAGAAGAAATTGATGGAAGGGATAAACCTAAAGCAGTAGTATTTTTAAGGCTACAGACTTATGTAGATAATGAAGGTGTTATTACTGTTGTAACTGATAATACAGCTAGTTTTGAAGTTATAAAAGGTGAAGTTAGTAAAGATGTTAATGGTAATATATTACCTAAATATATTGTAGATCCTGTTACTGGAGCTAGAACTTTAGATATAGACCCTGAAACTGGAGAGCCATACCCTAGAGATAATGGGTATGATAATATTATTATTCTTTCTCAATGTCCTATACCTATGGATACTGTTTTAGATAATGGCATAAAAGAATATTACGGAATAGATTAACATATTTTTTTTATATATTTTTATAATAATTATTAAATATATTTGATTAGGTTACGTTTAAAGGGATAAAAAATTATGGATAGTTCACTGACAGTAGAGAATATAATACAGTTTATAGTATTGTTTAGTGGACTTTTAACTGGTTTTATTAGATTTAATAATAAAACTGAAAAAAACTCCCTTATGATCAAGCACATCGAAAAAGACATCGAGCATGTTAAAGAAGAAAGTAAACTAGCCTTTTCAAAATTAGAAGTAAAAATAGGAGACCTGGAAAATGATGTTAAATCTATAGCATCAGACATAGCCGAAATAAAAGGTTTCATAAAACAGCTAAGCTTATCTAAGTAATGCGACTCACCATCATTAGAGATACTTATACTAGCAAAAGTACTATAGGTAGATTATTTATAGATGGTGTA